GATTGACCACCAGCGCGAGATCGTCGGTCGGGCACTTGTTGTCGGCCAGCACCTTGCCGACGCCGGCGAGGTCGTCCAGGCTGTCCGGGGTGGTGCCGGCGGTCCCGTAGAAATACGGGATGCCGGTATACAATGACAGCAGGTAACTGTCGATGTCCTCGGCGAGCGGCAGGATGGCCGGCTTAATGATGCGGTTTGCCAGCTCCTCCAGCGAATAGGCGCGCTCCTTCGAGGTGACCGCGAAGCGCACGCCCTTCCACTGGTCGAGGGTGAGCGTGACGGAGGTCTCCGTCGCGTTCTGCGTGGTGATGCCGGCCCCCGCGGCTTCCGTGGTCAGGTTCTGCACGGTGAACGCGGGCGGCTTGCGGATGGTGATGCTTTGGCCGACCTTGCGGAACTCGGTCGAGTAATCGCGATAAACCAGCGAGCCCATCGCCAGGGTCGAGCGCAACAGCGAGAGCGCGGTTTTGGCGATGATGCTCGGGGTCAGGATGGTGTTCGGCATGGTGTCATTTTCCTTTCTTCGTCAGGTGAGCATGGAACTGCTCGGGCGTCATCGCCTCAAGCTCTTCCTGCGTGGGCTCGTGCGACCCGGGCGGATACGTCGAGCCGGTACTCGGGGTGTAGGGTGCTTTCACCTCGCCGAACAGACCGGAGTATTCGGCCTTGAGCTCGGGGAGCGCCGCCGTGACCGCCTCGGCGTTGTTCACGTCGAGGCCGCGGGCCTGCAGCACGGCTTTCAGTTCCGGCAGCTTGCCCGCCTTCACGCCCTGGTCGATGATCTGTAGGTCGCGCTGGTGCTGCGCCTGAAGGTCGACGGTCGCCTGTTTCGCGGCATCGATCTCCTTGGTCGCGGCGGCCAGTTGCTCGCCGGCGGCTTTGAGCTGCTCGCCAGTGGCGCCTGCAGCCTGTAAATCAGCGAGGGCCTTGTCGCGGTCCTTCTCCGCCTGCTTCAGCTTGCTCTCGGCGTCGCGGCGGGCCCGGGCGGCCGTCCCGTTAGGGTCGGCTTCAATTGCCTTGCGCGTCTCCTCGGCAGCTTTTTCAGCAGCCACTTTGGCCGCATCATCGGCAGCCTGCTTCTTCTGCGCTTCCAACTCCTCGGCGGTGTAGACGGTCACTTTTTGGCCGTCCTGTTCGATCTCCATCGGCATGGTGATTCACCCTTCCGCCCGCCGGGGTCGGGCGACGATTGCCCCGGAAAGTGTGTGCGTGCGGTGGTACGAGGCCGCGGGTGCCGCGTCGGACGGCTGCCGGAAACAGCTATAGAATCAACCGCTACCACTCCACCTCTTCGATGTGCGGTTTCATGTCAGCGATATTCATCATCATGTCGTCCATGCTGGTCATCGCCTGATGCACGAGGTCAATGTCGCCCTGCAGTGAGCTGGATTTCTCCACGCGCAGGTCGCCGTGCGTCACACTCACGCTCGTTCCCTCGTCGCTCATGCTGATGGTCAGCCGGCATTTGTGACCTTCAGGCGACGTGACCATCATTTGCTTGTCTTTCATGAGGTAAGCCTCCAGGTATGAATCAGGGTTAGTGGGCGTTCTGTACCGCTTTGGCCTGCGCCGCCGGCGTTTTCTCCGGGCGCTGCGCCGTGTAATCCTCACTGGCCATGAACTGCTCGGTCTGCCGGCTCATGGCGTCCGCGTAGGATAGGTCGGACTCCAACAGCATGTCCTCGACGGCAGCTTGCCGGCGGGTCTCGATGTTGGCATACCGCCAGCGCGGGCCACGCAATTCCTCAAACGGTACATCAGGATTCGCCTTCTTCCATTGCGCCAACTCGCCCGTGGTCGCAAAGCCCTGCCGGCTGGCCTGATACCATTCCGGGTGCTCATCGCGAAACCGGTGATACAACTCCGAGCGATCGGCGGTCAGCGTCCACTTGTCGGGCGGCAGGTCGGTCGCCGGGTCGGGGAAGACTACTCCGGAAAATGCCACATGTCGGCAGGAAGGATGGCCGGCCCCGGTCGCGTACCACGCCGACAGCGGCGGATAGCCCAACTGCTCCCCTTCGGCGTCTATGGCGTAGCAGCGGCCTTCCGTGGGCGCGCACAGGAAGCAGAGCGTCCCATTGCGCGGGATCTTCACCACGTGCACCAGGCCGGTATTGGCGAACCGGTCCACCTGCCCGACCCGCAGCGCCTGTGCCATGCCGGTGCGGCCCGTCATCTGCCCGTAGGCGTGTAGGCTGTGCACCGTTCCGTCGCTGTAGATCACGCCCGAGGCGGTCAAGATGCCGCGGCTGATCTCCTGCTGCACCGCCCCTGTCTTCACCCCGGCAATCAGCCCCTCGCGGATAGCCTTGCCCACGGCGTAGGACGACCGGCCCAGGCCCAACCCTTGCGCGATTTCGCCGGATGCCAGCCGCCGCAGGTAATCATCCGACTGCCGGAGCATCGCGCCCAGCAGGTTCGTCCGCTGTCCGGCGGTTTCCCGTGCCAGCGAGGAGAGCGCTTCCCGCGGCGGCGTCAACGGCTCGTCGATGAGGTCGAACGGCAGCCCCTCGATCTCACGCAGCAGTCCGTCGGCATAGGTCTGCCCGGTCACATACTGCTCGCGCAGGTAGCGGGCGTCCCACACGTCGGCGGATTTCTGCAGCCGGCGAATCTCGAGATCCAGCCCGCGCAGCATCTGCGCCGCGAACTCCCGCTCCCAGCCCTGCACGGTGGCGTCGCGCAAGGTCTCGATGAGCTTCCCCTCCATGTCGTCATACCACTGCAGGAGGAGGGCCAGCGCCGGGTCGGACGGGTCAAACTCGGGGAGGGTTGTCGGCATCGGCGGTCCAATCGATCAGCGGCATGGACGGCGCAATGATTGATGACAGCCAATCCACGAACCGCTCTTCTTCGGTGATATACCACTCATCGAGTTGTCGCGGGGTGAACTCGCGTATTTTGTTCCAAGCCGCCAGTGTGCCCCCGCCGATGACGTGGATCAATTCATGTATTACGGTCAACCGTTGCTTGTCCAGCGGCGCCGAAAAGAAATAATCCGCGAAGTGCAGCGTTGCCTCAATGGACTGAAAACAGGTGAACGTCGCTGCAATCGTCGGGTGCTCCGGGTCAGGATCGGGCGTATCATTTGGCGGTTTTCGTGATACCGTGAGGTACCATTGCTGCAGTCCCATGCGGTTTGCCACATCACGAACGTAGGCTCCCAGTACCGCCCAGCGCGGGTCATTCTCGCGGTTGATGGGGTCGGTCATTTCTTCATACTCGCTATCTTCTGCGCTCGCGCGGATGCTGCCGCGGTCTTGCTCAACGCGCCGGTTCGCTTCTCTCGAAGAATCAGTGACGCTGAACTTGCCGCCTTTGCGCTTGTGCGCTTATCTCCTGGCATGACTTGCCTTCCCGTGTAGAACATCATCCAGTTTACCGACAATGCGAACCTGCGCACCGCGTGCCGGCCGTAATTCGATATACCGGAATTGCTTCGGGTCTGTGATAAAGCAGCGTTGGCCCGGCACGTCGTCTAGTTGCACAATCGGGCACAAACCGAATGGAGTGTTTCCCCACGCAGCAATTACGCCGTCATAGCCTGCCCATGGGTGATCACCACATAACTGCACACGCTTGCCTATCATGGCATTGGCAGCCTGTCGGGTCTTTTCGCTCATCGCATCAAGCGGATCAGCCATGGCCGCTACCCCGTCGGCGTCTGGAAATTCGGCAGCGCCAGCGCGGCCCGCTCTTTCCGGTCCTCGTCGATGTCCGTCTTCTCCTGGTCGACCTGCTCGGGCGTGAACGTCTCGTTGAGCAGCCGGATGCCCAGCTTCTCGCTGCGCAGCCCCCCGCGCACTTCGGCAATCGTCCGCACGGACAGCCCGTCGGGATCCTCGGGAATCGCGGCCGGCCAACTGGCGGTAATGCCGTCGATCGTCCCGCCGTAACGGCTCGCGTCGCGGGTGGCCGCCAGCTCGGGGACGGCGACGCCCAGCCAGGCCCAGAACGGCCCCCAGGCTGCCCGCCGCGCCTCAATAGCGGCTTCGGTCTTCACCAGCCCCAGCCGGCGCGCATAGCCGCTCTCCCCGCCCGCTTGCGCCTGCCCGTCGATGGCGGGCGCCAGGCCGGTCAGCGCGTAGAACTCCTGATTATTCAAGTCCCACTGGCGAGCGCTGTTCTCCATGTTCCCAGTCCAGTTATTCAGATTGATGGGAACACAGTTTTTCGGGTCTTCGCCATACTCGCGAGTCGTGACCATCAATTTCGCGGGGTCGATGGTGCCGTCATCGTTGATCGCCCACACCGGCACGTTCATGATCGGCATTTCGCCCAGGTGGATGGTGAGCAGCCGCTGCGTGGCGAGCACGGCCTGCGCGCGCTGTAGGCTGATCAGTGATTCGGTGTAATCGCTGTCACCGGCGGCGTCGCCCGTCTCGTCCACGTTGTGGATCGCCAGCCCGGGCAGGACGCTCATTTGCAACGTGGCTTCTTCCTCCGGCGTCTTCTCCGGATAGATGGCCGCGAGCGGCACCGGCTCGTCGAGGTTCACCCCGTCGCCGGCGACAAGGAAGGCGGTGTTCGTCACCCCCACCTGTCCGTCCAGCAGTTCGAAACGCTCGCCCCGGCGCACCACGACTTGCTTCCGTCCCTTGTATTCCGGCAGCACCTCGTCACAGTAGAAGGTGACCGCGTAGGGCACGCCACCGTCCGCTTCCCACCAGGTGAACTCCCCCGGCCCTGCCCCCCATCGCTTCAACACCGGGCGTCCCGTGCGTTTCGACCAGGTCAACTTGAGCGAGGCTGACCCCGCGTAACTGATGCAATTCTGAATGCCCACCATGCGCGTTGGTAATGACAGATCCGACACCAATAGCGCCAGCGCCGCCTGCCGCTCCTTCGCCGCCGCGGTCAATTGCGGAAAGCGCCGCCACACCAACGCGCTGTAGGTCTTCGTGAGCCGGTCCCCGAGCCAATTGAGGGTGACGTAAATGGGCAATTTCCACTTATTCGACCCATCGCGGCTATGCAGCGTCACCTCGTGCAGCCCTGTGAAGAGCGCCTTCATGCGCCGGATGCGCTGCAGTTCGGCGGTATGTGACTCGGTCCAGAATTGCGGCATATCAGTTCCCAAAACGGCGTGAAAGGTTGACGGCGACGGGGCGCGTGCCGGAGGGTAATTTCGGCTGA